TAGCCATTGTTTTGTACGAAAAGTAAGACCATCAGGGAATGGTGGAGTTACTATTTCCTTGCCACCCTAAGGCAAGGATATGAAAGACGTTTTTATACACCCTATAGGTCTTGGTTTGAGGAGTGTTACGAAGCGTTAAGAAATGTGTTGGTCTCTTAACTTGCTGACTTATTTAGTATAGCAGCAAGGGGCAGATTCGTCAACCCCCCAAAGATGAGCATTTATGCCCATACGAATTTGCCATGGTAATCCCAAGCATAAACCTCGCGATTACCTTTGATGCCCCATCCCAACCAGTAGTAGGCAGGAACCATATACTGTGAGATGGACTGACCGCGACCTTCAAACTCAGGAAGATAGCGTTGGAAGATAGGTTCGTTAATCATCCAGCGAACCTGACCTTCGAGTGAAGATGGATCACATGAGAATTTTCCACAAAAAGTTCCAAGACCATTGTAACGACCGATGCTGGTCCATTGGATCAAACCATATCCACCACTTAAGCAGTTCTTATATGACACCCTAGCACCGCCTTCGCAGATGTTAGAGATGAACTTACTCTCTTGCTTGATGTTTCCCATCAGTGTAGCAAGAGCATTACGGTCAGTAATTTTTGTTCGTGCCTGAAGTTCCTCTAGAACATATTGTTCTTCGGGTGTGCATTCAGGGCATTGCCATGTAAGAGGTGCAACTTCTATAGCAACAGGTTCTGGTGGCGCTTTTGGAGGTGCCATCATGAAGGGTGCTACAGCAGCAGCAGATAGTGCTAGTGTTGGAAGAATCATTTTTCTCATGTGAACCCCACTATAATAGCATATAAAAAAAGGGGTGTCAACTGGATTGTGCCAGTTACCCCTTTGTCTAAGCGACGACGATATACTTTTATTTAGTCCTTCTTGAGTTTGATAATAATTCGATCATTCTCATAGTCTGCCTTAAACTCTAAAGATTTTTCTGGATCCCAACATAGTTCTTCGTAAAGAGCATTGAGTGTTTCCATATCTTGATAGAGATCAGTAGGCATTTATCTTACTCAAATATGTTTTTATTTAGGTGGGGTAAGTTTAAGGGTTAGGGTAGGACGGGGGAAAGGATAAACCAACTAAAAAGAAATGCGGTTGATCCAGCCAATAGGGTAGTAGCTGTAAAGTTCATAACGTTGTTTTGCAAACTACACTAATATCTAGCATAGTTTTGTATCACCGTGATACACTTTTGTATCAACTACTACGTGCTAACACCTCTTATGTTGGAATGCTAGCAGGGATCATCATACCACCATCACCTCCTCCATTATCATCATCAGACTTTTTTATAATAAACAACATAAAGTTTGCTATCATAAATCCGACTACTAATGCTAGGAAGTTGGAGGTATCCATCACCAAATACCTGGAATGAGTTGTCCTGTGGTTGCATAACTGCCCATAGCAGCGATGACTCCGAGCATTGCTGCCCAACCGTTGATGCGTTCTGCGTTTTCGTTCATTGTTTTAAGTAGTAGGGTTAGAGAGTTTTAAGTAAGTGAGACAAACTTCAGGTTTTGTGATGTCATAAGGATCATCCTCAGCATCATCAACCTTACCGTCTTCCTCCCAAAGTTTTTCAATAATACCGTTGTTTACGATCATACTATAACGCCATGATCGGAAACCAAGTCCCAAATTATTCTTTAGAACTAATTCATTCATCTGACCAGCAAAAAATGCATTACCATCTGGAAGATATTTTACATTCTTAATTTCAAGTTTGTCAAACCATGCATCCATTACATATGAATCGTTCACACCTGTGCAATAAATTTCATCAATACCATGAGACTTAATCTCATCATAGAGTTCTTCGTATCCTGGAAGTTCTTTAGTGCTACATGTAGGAGTGAAAGCACCAGGAATAGCGAAGACTACTACACGTTTTTCGGTGAAGACTTTATCGCTGGTTGTGTTATCTTGATTGTGAAAGTAAAATGTTACTTCGGGAATGTGGTTCATGATTTAGAATCTGTAGTTTCAACTTTCCAGGATCCGCCAACGCCACCGTCCATGTTAATAACGATGTCTTGTGGTTCAGCAGATTCACGTAAGTGATGTGGTTCGTGTGGTCTATCCATGGGTTGAGACTTGGTGTCATCATTTCTGGATAGATTTTTAATAACAATGAAAGCATCTTTGTTATACTTACGATGCCCAAGTGGTGATGCCCACTTCTTATTGTAATTTTCTGGTTGTTCAATACCAGAGACTACTGTACCACCAATTTCAATTGCAATGTCATCATGTCTTACATCCCAACCAAGGGTTGCAATTTGATTCCACAGATCTTCTTGCGTAAAAAGCATTTGGTCTTTAAAGGATACCAAAGAATAGTTTACCAGTAATTGCGTAAGAAAGCAAGGCCGCAACGAAACCCATCATGGCGGCACGACCATTCAGTTTCTCTGCACGTTCCGCATATGACTCGTAACCATAACGTTCGGCATCAGATGGAGAGACATACATCTGAGGTTCTTTAGCGAACAAGTTTTGTTGTCCTCTATCGTTGGTTGTAACAGTCATGATACGTTTTGTAATGAATCTTTACATAGTATATATGAAAAAACGAGGGGTGTCAAGCCCCTCGTTTGATAATCATTGTTTATTAGTCAGTAAATCTCTGGTTATCAATCCTCAGAGATAGTAAATCTTGGCATGTTACTCATAGATGAGATCCATCCAGTAAGAATATACTTGGTTGACATGGGAGGATTACCTCGGTGAAGATGAGTAAACCCACCAGGCCATATGACTGCAGTGTTTTTAGTGGGTTTCATTTTTATCTGCTGGTATAAAAACTCAGTCTCTCCTCCCTCATCAACATCATTTAGATAAATCATCCATGCCATTACACGATTTTTATTTCCCCAAGCAACATTTTCGGCATGAAATGTATGGAACCCTTGCATAGGTTCAGTTTTTTGCAAGAGAGTTGTCCCAGACCACCAGTCTGGACCCTGAGATTTTAGGTAAGGAAAATCTTCAAGGTAGGGAGAAACACATTTCTTAAGTAGACAATTATTAATATCCATTGATATTGATGGCCAGTATGGATCTAACGCAAGTTGTTTATCTTGTCTATGCTTATCATTAACAGTACTATATACCACTTGCTGATCAATCATTTGCAGCAACGTATTAATTAAATTAGCATCAAGTACGTCTTTGTAAGTTCTAATAAAATTTTCATTCATAGTGTAAAAGGGGTCAAAGACCCCTCAATATGTTTTGCTATCGCGCTACAACCATCTAGTTTAATGTCTACTGGCAAAGACATTTGTATTTAGAGGTTTAGCGAAAGGTCTCCAAAAGAAATAGTATCAGTAGAAGATCCTCCAGCAACGAAAGAATAATCTGTCATTGCAGCAGCGTTGTATGGATACTCAGCGTCAGAAGTAAATGTTACATTACTGGACGATGGAGTTACTTGTTCTGTTGTCTCGGCAATAGTACGGAGACCCAGGTAGTGTCTCCACAATTCACACAACGTATTTTGTGGAACGTTATCATAGAGTGCCTGAATAACGGCATCTCGTGCTGCAATTTCAGCAGCTGAATACTTAGTAGTCATGGTTTTACTCGGTCGCGAATGTAACATGGGACACCTTCAGGATCTAACCATTTAGTATATTCAAAGTCCTCCATAGCGAGGTTTAGTTGCATACCATTGTCACAGAGATACATGTCTTTGTAACGTTTGGCCCACTCATCAAATTTCTGAATACGAAAATCAGGTTTGTCATTGATCTCAAGTGTACCACACTCAACGTAGCGGTACGGAGAACGTTCAAGGAGGACTGTTGGTTTCATTAGGTAAGATCGGTTGCTAGTTTATCAATAAGGATAGCATAATCCTCGTCCACATCGCCCCAGAATTGGACTCCTTTATCCTCGTAAAATTTAAAAAGTTTTTTGAAGATGTTAGGATAGTCNGAGTCTAGAAATATATCACCAGTTACTGCTTGATTGAGAATATCAAGGACTGGCGCAAACTTTTGCCGTGTTGTCATATCTCTTTAGCGATGTGAACAGATGCCCCGTAAGGGCAACTCCCAAGGCTGGATTTGAACCAGCGACCAGCCGATTAACAGTCGGCGGCTCTGCCACTGAGCTACTTGGGAATGCATGCCCCAAACAGGGCAACGGGCAAGGAGGGATTTGAACCCCCGACCAACGCATTAGAAGTGCGATGCTCTATCCACTGAGCTACTTGCCCATGACATCAGTTCTTTGATACGATCAGACACAACGAAGGACTCATCCACGCAACCTACGGTAACATGCTCATGTAGTTGATCTACAAGTGCAGTAACCTCAGCATGAACTAGGTTCAGTTCAAAGTCGCTGTAGAGTTCTTCCTGTGTCATGGTCGTCTCTCGGAACCTCTGTAGTATAGCAGGGTAAGAGTCAGGCGTCAACCACCTTTCTGAAAGTAATCTTTTCGCATGTACCTACCAAGGATGTTGCTGTTGTAGTATGCAGGTGTGCCATCGTCCATAGCCTCCGTAAGTACATTATGCTTGAATAATTGTCGGGTCTCTTCATAGTTGCATTGACCCTTAGTTTTATGTAGGCTTAGTATATGCCTCGTGAAGTTCAGTTTTCCGAACTTCTTAATGTCATCTTTAAGTTCTGGACAAGATCCGTAATACTTTTTCCAGTCAGATTCTTGCTTTACTTTTCGTTTTTTTCCAGGGGGAGTTCTAAAGGACCAAAAATACTTCCTCCCAACGTACGATTTGTGTGTGGTGATATTGGTAATACGGTAAACAAACCCAAAGTAATCCCCAACATCGCTGCTATTAAAACTTCGTTCCAATAGAATCCATGGATTTTCATAATTTAATTCACTCTCAGTCATTGGTATCAACCTTCTTGAAATATTTAGAAGGTTGATTAAGTTTACATGCGGTATTCTTCTAGAGCATCTAAGACCTTGCTTAAGGCGTACTGAGCAGCATCTCTTTCTCCTTTAGTGCTGTGAGTTAATAGTGATCCTTGAAGAATTTTAGTTTTTAATTTGTAGATATGTGCCAACATATCTACTTTAGTCACTGGTTGACGTGCCATCAGATGCTTGCCCAATCGGTATTAAATTGCTCTAAGCCCTTGTCCGTAAGAAGTGACTTATATAAACTGTAAAAAGTGGTAACTGGAATAGTGCATATATCAGCACCCACTCTAAATGCATGGGGAACTTGACGTGCCTCACGTATAGAAGCGGCCAAGACTTTAGTGTTGACTGAATGTGTAGCGTAGACATCTGCAATCTCCTCAATTAGAGAAATACCATCCCAATGCTGATCATATACACGACCAACAAAAGGAGAAACATAAGTTGCTCCTGCCTTTGAAGCAAGAATTGCTTGTGCAGTTGTGAATATTAGTGTGACATTAACTGGCACTTCATTATCCGACAGTTCCTTACATGCCTTTAGTCCTTCGTAAGTACAAGGAACTTTAATAGTAATGTTAGATCCTATCTTTAGATAGTCTTCCGACATATCCAACATCTCTTCCGCTGTTTCACCAACTACTTCGGCCGAAACAGAAGAATTCCATGGAAGAATCTCAGAAATTTCTGTGATGACATCTATTGGATTTCTACCCGATTTTTTCATCAAAGTGGGGTTGGTAGTTACCCCATCAATCAATCCAGTTTCATGTAGGTGAGCAATGAGCTCAGCGTCAGAGCAGTCCAGAAATAATTTCATGGCACCTCTGTGCATAGTTATCTTATTTAGTATAGCAAGATCTGTCTCCTAGACTAGCTTTATCTGCATACAAAGACAAAAAAAGAGAGGGTATATAACCCTCTCTGTTAAGTAAGTTTAATTAATCACTTAGCGTATGTTTGACCACGATAACAGAATGTACCATGACGCTTATCAGTCTCTACACAACGGGTAGAATACTCAACACCACGATAGGCAGTGTGAAGAATTTGTGCGTTGTGCAATGCAGATGCTTTATTGATCTGCTTCTTGACCATTTGAAGTGTGTTCATTTGTCAGTCTCCTGAAGTTAGGGTTTTTAATCCCCGTTCCTTCAGTCGTGTGCGTCCCATGGATAGCAATCAGGTGTTGATTCCTTCATGACTTCAATCAATTCCACCTTGTATTCAGGAGGAATATTCTCATTTGTTCTCATCTTCAGCATAATGCTATCAGCTTGAGCACATGAGAGTGTTGAATAGAATAGTATCTCTAGCATAGGATGAACGGCTCCGTTCCGCGACTTACTTGCGTCCCCGAAAGGATGAACGATAGGTCTAGTATAGACCCAATACTACTATTTATAAAATTATTGTGTGCTTTTCTTAACATTTTTCTTTTGTGGTTTCTTTCCCTGCTCCCAAAGATACTGAAGTCCTTCATCCATTAGAGGACCTTCATCAAACTCTGAGAGATATTCATCAAATTTATTCTCGGCTTTAATTCGGAACTCTTCATCTAGAGGTCCTGTTTGTTTTAGATCCATCTGAACCAACCCGTAATAATTAGTTTTTCTTGTGTTTCTGAGACAACACCTTTATGTCTGTGAGTATATGCTGCTGGAAAAAGAATTGTTTTACCCTTTTCAGCAAGGATAGTCTCTTCTTGGGGGCAGAAATGTGTACCTCCCCCGTCAGTAACAGTATTTAGATAAGTGATGAACGCAACTACTCTATCTTGCTCAGGTCCTAAAGCATCAAAGTGCTCTGCATAAAATCCCTCTCCTGGTTTGTACCACTGATACTTAGGATGACTATGAAACTGGAGAGGTTCACCAAAAAGATACTTGTCACTATAGTCTTTTATACAATCCATCAAGTGTTCCTGATACTCCACGTCTTTATATGATGCGGAGTAAGTAATTTCACTATCAGGAATATCATTGAAAAATAGATCACTACATTTTTTGTAGTCATCTCTCACTTTATTCTGTCCTACAGTTCCAGGTTTAATTGATTTACCTGTCTCTTGAACGTCACGGAAGAGTCTGACCATCCCATCAACGATAGACTCTTCACATTTATAATCATTAATCATTTTCTATATGGTAATGGCCAAGTGATATGCATTCCAAAGCATAGTAATACAATAAAAGAAAATACAAATATACCACTAATCACAAACTAAACCCTGCAAATGTATTTGCTTCAACGTCCTGCTTGATACCACCGATGACATATGATTCAATCTCAGTTTCCTGAGGAGCATTCTGTTGACCCTTAGAGTTCAACCAGTGCTCAGTCCATGGCAGTGGATTGTTCTTAGCAGGGATGTCATAGATAGGATCAAAACCAATTGCCTTCATGCGACGATTGGCAATCCACTCAACATACATACCCAACAGTCTTTCATTCAGTCCAATCATGCTACCATTCTTGAACAAATAACTTGCCCACTGCTTCTCTTCGTTGACAGTTTTCGCAAACATCGCTTCAACATATGGTCTTTCTTCTTTAGCAATCTCTTGCATCTCAGGATCATCACCTGCATTCCAGTTTTTTAAAATATTCTGAGTAACCACAAGGTGTTGTGACTCATCACGAGCAATTAAAGAAAGGATTTTTGCACTACCTTCCATGATTTTAAGTTCACCAAATCCAAAACTACATGCAAAACTGACATAGAAACGAATACCCTCAAGGATATTAACGTTAGCAACTGCACGATATAGTGAACGTTTCAGTTCACGGCGTTCAAACTGCCCTGCATAGTGACCATCCTTTGCCAGTTCCCACATAGTTCCATTGTCATACTGATGAGCCTGATTGATAAAAGTATCATACCCTTCAGTTACTGATGAGGCACGTTCCATTACCTTCTCATCATCAAGTATAGTATCAAACACATCACTAGGATCTGAATATACATTCTTAATGATGTAAGTATAGGAGCGACTATGCACCATCTCCATAAACTGCCACACATTCATACATGCTTCTAGTTCTGGAAGTGAACAATAAGGGATAAAAGCCATCCCAGGACCACGCCCTTGTACACTATCCAGCATGATTTGGTACTTAAGGTTACTAGTGAAGATGTGTTTCTGCTCTGGCGATAGAGTTTGGTAATCTGCACGGTCTTTCTGTAGTGATACTTCTTCTGGTCTCCA